GTAATAGCGAGCTTATGATTAAGGTCATTTGCGGTACCCTTGTAATTCTCGTCGGTATGTATTTAACCGTCGAGGTTCATCGCATGCGATACCCATACTGGGTGTCGCATCACCAGGCAATAGGAGAGACGTTATGTCCACACCTAAGCGAAAGAGGGGTTGTAATACCTCTTTGTCGCGAGCGGGATCATCTCTTTACAGAGGAATCCTCCGCTCCTATCTCAGTACCAGTAACCACTCTAACCGGGATTATCTCCTCGATCTTATCGATCGTGGGGACTTTCCAGGACTTCTAGAGTGGTCTGAGCTATCGAGTCCACAGTTGTATGACTCGGCCTCGTCGTATTTCGAGGACGCTCAGATGTCATCACTCATTCGAAAGTATCCTTTCTCCTCGCAAGAGGTCCCGGGTCTTGACCCGGAAGCAACGGCTATTCGGACCTTTATCAGGTCTGAACATCGTTGCGGGAGGATTAATCTCGTTACACGTCTCCGACGTCGTCAGCGTATTGCTGAAGACGGCCAATTCTGGCAGGATGCGCGTACCTGGATAGCTCGAGTAATCGGGGAAACCCCCGACGTATCTGCTATCTTGGGTGAGTGTGACTTTACAGGTGGGGCATCTGTGGGAGTACATGGAAATGCGACCAATATCGCGCGGAAACTTACCGCCGAAAAATGGTCCTGTACTCCTGCTGCCCTTCCGTATGCAGTGACGGCACTCTGGCTAAACCAGCATGCGGTCGAAGTTATCCAACCAGATCATGGCGGCTTCTATTGCCATGACCCTGAGGACTTCCGAGACCGTGTGCGCCAGAGGGTTGAGCGTACGAGCTGTAACAACATCACGTTTGTACCCAAAACGGCAAAAACCCATCGTAGTATTGCGGTGGAACCATTGCTTAATGGCTTCGTGCAGAAAGGGGCCGATGTTTACTTGAGGAGGAAACTCCGCAAGGTAGGCATTGACCTCTCAGATCAGCGCTACAACCAGGTCCTAGCTTGGCTAGGGTCTAGAGGTGGTTCTGATCCCTTCTGTACGATAGATCTCGCATCAGCTTCTGATAGCTTAGCTATCGAGGTTGTGCGCGACCTACTACCCCCTGACTGGTTCGAGTTTTTGGACTCTATCCGGTCACCGAGGTACCGCCTCCGTGGGCAGGACTACTCTTACGAGAAGTTCTGTTCCATGGGTAATGGCTTTTGCTTCCCTCTACAAACACTTATTTTTGCTAGTGTTTGTCACGCAGCGAACCGGTACTGTGGTCGCGATTCTACCTTCGCCGTTTACGGTGATGATATAGTCGTGCCGCAGTCTCACGCCCTGCTTGTCATTGAGAAGTTGCGAACCCTAGGGTTCAAAACGAATCGTGACAAGACTTTTGTAACGGGGCAATTCCGAGAAAGCTGTGGGAGGGATTGGTTTAATGGGCAGGACGTTCGTCCTGTAATGTTGGATAAGA